TCCTAAAGAATGGGTTATAACTATAGTGAACCCAATAGAATCTATTGTAAAAATGTACGAGGAAAAAATAGATGGATAAAGTAGTTAAGTGTTTGCTTTTAGATGTAGACAATGTTATTATTAGTCAAGTTGAAGAAGTCGGTGCAGACATAGGTGAACCTGATTGTAAACTCATAAAACCTTACTTATTTGAAAGTATTGATAATATGAAACCTTGGCCAAAGGCAACAGATCAAACAGAACTCATGATTAGATCTGATAGTATTCTTACAATCGCAGATCCCACAAAAGCAGTTATCGACAGATATCTTGAATTGACTAAGTAATGAGATTTTATACTAACGTTCAGATGGTTGGAGACAACTTCTTGGTTCGTGGTTATGAGGATGGTAAACACTTTATGACCCGTGAGAAGTTTTATCCAACCCTTTTTGTTCCCTCCAAAAGAAAAACAAAATACAAGACATTGGAAGGTGATTATGTGGAATCAGTAGATCCAGGCACTGTAAGAGAGTGTCGTGAATTTATAAGAAAGTATAGTGAGGTTGAGAACTTTAAGATTTATGGTAACGATAGATATATCTACCAATATATTTCCGAGAAGTATCCAGAGGAAGAGATAAAGTTTGACGTAAGTAAGATCAAGATTACTACATTAGACATAGAGGTGAAGTCTGAAAATGGTTTCCCTGATGTAGAATCTGCTGCAGAAGAGATACTTCTTATATCAATACAAGATTACAATTCAAAACAGATTCGCACATGGGGTCAAGGTGGATTTAATAATAAGCAAGAGAATGTTATATACAAAGGTTTTAATAGTGAGTATGAATTATTAAATGATTTTATTAACTGGTGGATGGTAGAGGACAATACACCAGAGGTTGTTACAGGATGGAACATAGAGTTGTATGATATCCCATATCTAACTCGTAGACTTGATCGTGTTCTTGGTGAGAAGTTAAAGAAAAGATTTTCTCCTTGGGGTTTGGTAACTGAAGATGAAATCTGGATTGCAGGTCGTAAGCATATTACATATGATGTTGGTGGTGTAACTCAACTTGATTATCTTAATTTGTATAAGAAGTTTACTTACAAAGCACAAGAATCATATCGCTTGGATCATATTGCAAATGTTGAACTTGGACAAAAGAAATTAGATCACTCTGAGTTTAATACATTTAAAGATTTTTATACTCAGGGATGGCAGAAGTTTGTAGAATACAACATTATTGACGTTGAACTTGTTGATCGTCTGGAAGACAAGATGAAGTTGATTGAATTAGCAATCGTTATGGCTTATGATGCTAAGGCAAACTATGCTGATGTATTCTCACAGGTTCGTATGTGGGATACAATTATCTACAATTATCTCAAGAAGAGAAATATTGTTATTCCTCCCAAAGAGAGATCTGATAAAACTGAAAAATATGCAGGTGCTTATGTTAAAGAACCGATACCTGGAAAGTATGATTGGGTGGTGTCTTTTGACCTCAACAGTCTGTATCCTCACCTTATTATGCAATATAATATTTCCCCAGAAACCCTTGTCGATGCGAGACATCCAACGGTCACAGTCGATAGGATTTTATCTGAAGATGAGGTGATAGAGGGAGAGTATGCGGTGTGTGCTAATGGTGCACAATATCGCAAAGATGTTCGTGGTTTCTTACCAGAATTAATGGAGAAGATCTATGAAGATCGAACCATATACAAAAAGAAAATGTTGGAGGCAAAGCAACAGTATGAAAAAAGAAAAACCAAAAAATTGGAGAAGGAGATCGCCAGGTGCAACAATATCCAAATGGCACGGAAGATCCAACTTAACTCTGCTTATGGTGCTATTGGTAATCAATATTTTCGTTATTACAAACTTGCAAACGCAGAAGCCATCACACTATCTGGACAAGTCTCAATCCGTTGGATTGAAGACAGAATGAATAGATACTTAAACAAAATACTAAAAACTGAGGATGTTGATTATGTTATTGCTTCTGATACCGATTCCATTTATCTTAATTTGGGTCCTTTGGTACAAACTATATTCAAGGGGAGAGAGGAGAATGATCAAAGGATCGTTTCGTTCCTTAATAAGGTGTGTGAGGTGGAATTTGAGAAATATATTTCGGATTCTTATGAAACGTTGGCCAGTTATGTAAACGCATATGACCAAAAGATGTTTATGAAGCGTGAGAATATCGCTGATCGTGGTATTTGGACTGCAAAGAAGAGATATATACTAAACGTGTGGGATAGTGAAGGCGTTAGATATGAGGAACCAAAACTGAAGATGATGGGAATCGAAGCTGTAAAGTCTTCGACCCCTGCACCCTGTCGTAAAATGATCAAGGATGCTTTGAAATTGATGATGAATGGAACTGAGGAAGATGTGATTGACTTTATTGATAAGTCAAGAAAAGAATTCAAATCCCTGCCTCCAGAAGATATCTCTTTTCCGAGAACTGTTTCTGATGTGAAGAAGTATTATTCTTACACTACAATATATGTGAAAGGAACACCGATACATTGTCGTGGTGCTCTACTATTTAATTACTATGTGAATAAAAAGAAACTTACTAACAAGTACTCTTTAATTCAAAACGGTGAAAAGATTAAATTTTGTTATCTTAAGAAACCTAATATCATACAGGAGAATGTTATTTCTTTCATTCAAGATTTCCCTAAAGAACTTGACCTTGAGAAGTATGTAGATTACGATCTACAATTTGAAAAAAGTTTCGTGGAACCACTCAAGGCAATCCTTGATGCAATTGGATGGAATGTTGAAAAGACTGTAAACTTAGAACTATTTTTTACCTAATGGATTTACCAATCGACGATAAAGATTTAGAAATTATTGTTAACGCACTAGCACTTGGAGGAGACGCTAGATTATATCATAAACTTAAGGAAGTTAAACAGGTTAGAGAAATGTATCCTGGCGGTCCTTATAAGAAAATATTAAGGGAACAGAAGGGTATGATAATTTAATGAGTCACTTGAATGTTTTTGATGATAAAGTTCCTTTCATTGTAAGGGATAATATGTGGAATTATTGTATTAATTCAACTTACAGACTTGGTTGGGAAGATACTGATGTACCAGAAAAATATGATTTGAATATCCATAGTCATTGGTCTACAGACGAATTAGAATCAACAGAGATATTACCACACATTAAAAAATGTATTGATGAAACTGATTGGTTTACAAATACTAAATTATCAAAAGTTGTTTGTAATTTAGTTAGACCTGATGATGTTCATTACTTACATATACATCAAAAACAACAAGTCTGTTTATACTATGTGAACTTAGATTGGAGAGATGGATGGCATGGTGAAACTCTATTTTATAATCCTGATAATTTGAAAGAAATAGTATACACATCTTTGTATATACCAGGTAGGATTATTTTATTTGATGGGTCAATACCTCATGCTATTAGACCACAATCAGTAAAAGCACCAAAGTTTAGATTTACCCTAAGTTTGTTTTTTGATTGATTTATGCTATACTATAAGAAAGTTAAATTAATATGGATTTTTTAAAAGAAATAGTAAAAGAGATAGGAGATGAATATACGCAAATTGCGTCAGACATTGATGAGACTGAAAGATTCATTGATACGGGATCCTACGTATTTAATGGACTCATTAGTGGGTCTATTTTTGGCGGGGTTAGCAGCAATCGTATTACTGCCATTGCTGGTGAGTCGAGCACTGGTAAAACTTATTTCTCTCTTGCTGTCGTCAAAAACTTTTTGGACACTAACCCTGATGGGTATTGTCTCTATTTTGACACTGAAGCAGCCGTCAATAAAGGATTATTGGAGTCTCGTGGAGTTGATACGTCACGGTTGGTTGTTGTAAATGTAGTTACTATTGAAGAGTTTAGAAGTAAGGCACTTAGAGCAATAGACATATACTTAAAAAAAGATGAAGAGGAGCGTAAACCTTGTATGTTTGTGCTAGACTCTCTAGGTATGCTTTCCACAGAGAAAGAAATTACAGATGCACTTAATGATAAACAGGTGAGAGATATGACTAAATCTCAACTTGTAAAAGGTGCTTTTAGAATGTTAAC